TCGGGGATCTCTCACGCGGGACATTCAACAACGTTGAACAGCAGTCACTCGATTTCGTGATGAATGTTGTCCTGCCTTACGCGCGCGTCTTTGAGGCGGCAATGGAGCGCTCGCTTCTGACCGATGAGGACCAGCGCAGCGGGATCATCATTCGTTTCAATCTCGATGCAGCTCTCCGGGGCGATTTCAAGTCGCGGCAGGAAGGTCTGAAAATCCAGCGCGAAATGGGGATCATCAACCCGAATGACTGGCGCGAGGAAGAAGGCCGCAACCCGATTTCCGAAGATGACGGCGGCGAGGCTTACTGGATGAAGGGGCCAAGCGGCCAGGGCGAGGAAACGCCAGCGGAACCGGAAGCACCGGCCGAGCCCGGCAACGACGCGGAAGCGGACGGAACACAAGGCGATGATGACACAGACGCTTAATTTCGGCCTTGAAATCAAGGCGCTCTCAGATCGCGGCTTTGAAGGTCACGGCGCGGTTTTCGGGAATGTCGACCTTGGCGGCGATATCGTCGCGCATGGGGCATTCAGGCGCACGATCTCACAGCACAAGCAGGCCGGAACGATGCCGGCGATGTTCTGGATGCACAAAACAGACCATGTAGCGGGCGCATGGACTGACGTCAAAGAGGATTCGCGCGGTCTCTATGTGAAGGGCGAACTTGCAGACACGACGCTTGGAAATGAAATGCGGGCGCTTCTCAAGATGAAAGCGGTCCGGGGATTGTCAGTCGGTTTCCGAACGAAGGATTACGATTTCAACCGGGACGGCAACAGGATTTTGAAAGAGGTGGATCTATTCGAGGTGTCGCTTGTCTCGATGGCAATGAATCCGCTGGCCAAGGTCGAGGCCGTGAAATCTCAGCTTACAGGCTCCGGCGAATATGTGCCGGACATTCGAGAATTTGAGGAAATCTTGCGTGATGCAGGGCTTTCTCGCAAGGCGGCGCGGCATGTCTGCGCCAAAGTATACGACGCCGGGCCGGGCAGTGAGATGCTGCTTTCGTCTCGCCGGTGCGATGCCGGAAATGTCGAGAGTGACGACGAAGCAGCCGAGTTGCTGAAATCCCTAAACCGTCTCACGGATCTAACGGGCGCAGCAGCTCTCTCACGATAATCACAAATCATGGAAAGGGCCGCTCACATGAGCACCTTTGTTGAAATCAAGTCTGCCATCGACAGGCAGATGGAAGCTTTCGAGGCTTTCAAGGAAACCAACGACGCACGCATCAAGGCTCTGGAAAAGGGCGACGGCGGCGAGGCCAAGCATCTGGCTGAAAAGCTGGAACGCATCGAGGTCGATGTTTCCAAATGGTCGAACCTTAAAACGCAGATCGAGAAGGAACACGAATTTAACCGCGAGCGCATCGAAGCGCTTGAGGCGCGTGCATCCAACCCGAAAAAGACGGCAATCGATGTGCTTCATGATGAGTACAAGAACGCCTTCAACGGCTGGATTCGCGCACGCGGTCAAGACGCATCTCTTGAGCTGAAAATGCAGGAGATGGGCCGCAAGGCGCAGGCCGAGCACAAGAGCGTTTCGATCGGCTCGAATGCTGGGGGCGGTTTTGCCGTGCCGGAGGAGATCAGCCGCGAAATTCAGCGTCTCGAATTGCTGTTCTCGCCGGTGCGTTCCTTGGTCAAGGTGGTGCAGGCGGGCACGTCGGATTACAAGGAACTGGTTTCCTTGCGCGGCGCGGCTTCCGGCTGGACTGACGAAACCACTACCCGAAACGAAACCGCAACGCCGACGCTCCGGCAGGTGACGCCGACCAATGGCGAGCTTTATGCTTATCCGATGGTCACGGAATGGTCTCTCGATGACATCTTTTTCAATGTCGAGAGCTGGCTTGCCGAGGAAGTCGCGCAGGAGTTCGCTTATCAGGAAGGGCTTGCCGTCATCGACGGCGACGGCTCAAACAAGCCGACCGGCATGCTGGACACAGACCCGGTTCTGACGGCTGATTTTGCCTCTCCGCTTCGCGCGGCGGCGGCTTATCAGTATATCGCTTGTGATACGGACATCGGTGAATCTCCGACAGATCAGGCCGTAGGCGTCACAGGTGATTGCCTGATCGATACCATCTACACACTCAATTCCGCTTACCGCTCCGGTGCGACCTGGGTCATGAATTCAGCGACCACGGGCGCGGTGCGCAAGTTGAAAACTGTCGATGGGGCGTATCACTGGGCTCCTAGCCTCCAAGCCGGACAGCCTGCAATGCTGCTCGGCTATCCGGTGGCGACGTGGGAGCAGATGCCCGATATCGGGTCGAATAACTTCCCGATCGGCTTCGGTAATTGGCGGCGTGCTTACACGCTGGTCGATCGCGTCGGAATGCGCATCACGCGCGACAACATCACCAGCGCGGGTTTCGTCAAGTTCTATGTGCGGCGTCGTGAAGGCGGCATCGTCACGAACAATGACGCAGCCAAGTTTATCCGCACGCTTGCGTAAGGGGAAAAGGGAGGGGCTTAAGGCCTCTCCCGACCATCGCCATGAAAACACTCAAACTCTCGAAGCCTTGGCCATCGGGCAAGGGCCTGATGCAGCCGGGCGATTATCGCATTCCCGCAGACATCAACTTGACACTGGCAAGATGCGCAAGGGCAGACGGTGCCGGGGAGATTGTAGAAGCGGCCAGCTTTCGCAAACCCGCCAAGCCTTCGCGTAAAGCACCAGCTCCCGAAAACAAGGCAGACGGGCCAGCTCCAGAAAATAAATCCGAGGTGGGCCAGTTGCGTGGTCGCCGCAAGCGGGCCGAGTCTGACTCCGCAAGTGGCGGAGAAGATCCGGGGATTTAATATCCTTGCGGTAAGCGATGCGTACCGGCTCTTGCCGTTCGCCGATGTGCTGTATTCCTGCGATGAGCGGTGGTGGACGGTCCACAAGGGATGCCCGGATTTCGCGGGCGAAAAATGGTCAAGCCACGGCGGCGCGAAGAAGAACGACAAGATTTCGGCGTCGCAGAAATACGGGCTCAATCTGGTTGCAGGGCAGGACAAGGAAGGCTTTTCGCCCGATCCTGGCATCATCCACTATGGATCGAATTCAGGCTTTCAGGCGGTCAATCTGGCGCTCTTGATGGGCGCTCGGCAGATTGTGCTTGTGGGCTTCGATATGAAGGGCTCGCATTTTTTCGGCAAGCATCCGGCACCGCTCCGCAATACGAGCAACTATGTGAATTTCATCGCGGCATTCAAGCGCGCGGCAAAGACGCTTCCGGCTGATGTCGAGATCATCAACGCCACGCCTGGCAGCGCTCTAACATGTTTCAAAAGGCAAACTCTCGATGACGCTTTGTCCTCTCTTGCTCGATGTGTCGGCGCTGGACGCATCGCCGCTCCCGCTCAGTCTCACGCTTGCGAAGCAGCATGTTGCTGAGGACTCGACAGACAACGACGATCTGATCGACGTTTACATTCTGGCGGCGATCAAATGGGCCGAGGGGCAGATGCGCCGCACGATCTATTCGCGTTCGCATAGCTGGACGCTGAAGGATTTCCCGCGCGGGACCGACCAGACAATCCGACTGCCGCGCGGCAAGACGCAGAGCGTTGAAAGCATCGCATATATCTCGGGCGGCAGCACGGTGACGCTCACCGGGCCGTCATCCGGCTCACCGGCCGGGACCGATTACCAGGAGGACTTGCGCGGCGACGATGGCGGGATCCTCTTGCCGCCGCGCGGGGCAAGCTGGCCATCGGCAGACATCGACGCAATCGCTCCGGTGACGATCACGTTCACGGCGGGCTATCTGGCGGGCGAAGTGCCGCAAGACATCATTCACGCGCTGCTCTTTGCCGTCTCGGATGCCTTCGAGAACCGGGGCACCGCGGACATGAGCGCGGGGCGCAACTTCAACACACGGCAAGCGCTGATCAGCCCTTACCGGCTTCACCGTTTTTACTAGAGGGCAAGATGCTTACGGCTTCATATGTTCGCGAAATCCTTCACTACGATCGAGAGAGTGGTGATCTAACGTGGAAGCAGGCGCTTTCCCGAAGGGCCAAAGTCGGCTCTATCGCTGGCACCCGTCAAAAGCGCGGTGAGCGGATTATCATGATTGCCGGGCGCAACCATAAGGCACATCGTCTCGCATGGCTCTGGATGAAGGGCGAATGGCCACCAGGGCAAATTGATCATCGTGATAGGAACCCCGGCAATAATGCATGGAAAAACCTGCGGAAAGCTACGCGCTCGCAGAATGGATGCAATTCCATCCGACAGAACAAGACCGGCTTCAAGGGAGTGTCATTCCATAAACTCAGCGGGCGCTACAAGGCGGAAATCCGCATTGATGGTAAGGCGCGTAGCCTAGGGTATTTCGACAATCCTGAAGCCGCTGGAATGGCTTACGCTGTTGCAGCCGAACAGCACCACGGCGAATTCGCGAGGTGGTATTGATGGCCGAGGGTGATCTGACAGGCTTCTCCGGGCACGGCTGGCCGCAATACAAGCCGGAGATTGACGAGTTTATCGAGATCATGACGGCGGCGGATTGCCGGTCATATCTTGAGG